TGAACAATTCATTAGTCTTCTGAACAAAGTATTCAGATTTCTTAACCTGCTCCTGCTGTTGTGCAGTAGCCTGGTTTACATATTGCTTATAAGACTCCAAAGCTTGCTGATCTTCTTGAGAGATAGACGATGTGCCAATCGACTCGAGTGGCGTTCTATACTTCTCTTTCTGTTCATCAAAATACTTCGATGCCTTAGTTAGCTCTTTTTTAAATGCAAGTTTTTTCTTTTTAACATCCCGCTCGTCATCCATTTCCTCATCATATCCAAATCTATCGGACATTTCATATTGGATGTCTTCGTCGTCTAACTCAGGATTCAATTCTTTTAAATACGTAGCTAATAAACGCTCCGGCTTTTCATTTGAGAAATCTTGGTTAACACGATAGAAGTCTTCTAACCCACGACCTGTTTCTTTCTTAAACTTTAAGAATGCTGATACATCTTCAGGTAATAATTCCTGAGGTGCCTCAACAGGCTTAAATAAGTCGTCAATAGAATTGACTTCTTTATTATACTTGCTTCTAATATATGAAAGAACGTCCTCGTCATCAAATGATGGCGATTGAGGAGTTGATTGCTCTTCTCCTTTGAAATCTTCTGCTGTGTCGGGTTCAGAAGGGATTTCTATTTTTAAAGTCTCAGGCTCCTCAATTTGAGTAATACCTGTTTTTTCTTCGTGTACTTTAAGTAGAGTTTGCTCTACTTCTTGGACAGACTTTTCCTCAAAGTCTACCAGTTTTACTTGAAAATTTTCCATTTAAATTAAATTTTAGTTGCACAAAAGTAGTAAATATTTTTATCTTGGATTAAACTCCTCTAGACTGAACCCGTCAAGCGAATCTTCATCAGACTCAAAACTCATAGCAGGTAAGTCTTTTTGACGTTGTTCAATTAATTTAGATTGCTGTGTGGCTTGCAGTTTTGTTCTATTATCCTTAGCCTTTTCCTTATCCATATCAAGATTTTTAATCTGCTCAATCTCCATGCCCTTAAGTTGCATGTTGAACTCAAACTCTTTTTGCATCAACTGTTCTTTAATCTGAGCCTCCGCTTGCATGCGCTGAATATCAAACTGCATTTGTGCTTGAGCAAGTTGAGCTTTAGCTTGTGATTCTGCTTGAACTTTTTGTAATGCTGCTTGAGCAGATGCTTGAGATGATTGGATATTGCCTTGAGTCTGCATTTGAATCTTTTGTTGCTCCTGCTCCATATCTTGCTTCTGCTTCTGCTTACGCTTAAACTTAAGCAATTCGTTAGCAAGTTTAAGATTCTTCATTTGACGAATATCAATTGCATCTTCTAAGCTAATCTGATCACGCTGTAAAGCCATCTGAATGTTAGCCTCAAGTTGTGCTTTCTGATCCTCATCTGGAGATACCTCAATGAATACACCAAAGTCATACATGTATAAATCTTTGATTTCATCTAAAATACCAACTGCATGTTTTCCAATTTGCATAGTAAATTGCTCTTTGAAATCAGAGTATTCTAAAATATCAGCAACACGACACGATAAAGCCTCAGATAATCTACGTGTAATAAATAATCCACCTTCTAAGATATGACGAGTCGCTGTGTTAGAGTTTAATGCAGCAAGCTTTTGTACGCCTACTAACGCATCAGGATTTGGAGAAGAAGCATCACGTGCTTCGTTCAAACCTGTTACATCTCTAATCATCGACAAGTATTGATTGTATGCATTAATCAATGCAGTAATCTTACCTTGTCCACTATTTGTATTAAGTTCTTGGATTGGTATTCTACCATTATTAAACTCACCGTCTACAGTAGAACTTCGACCAATAACACTACCCGTTTGGAAATACAATCTTAATGCATCCTCTGGATTGTATGCTGCCCCTGTTCCCAAGTCAACTTCATTAATACCATCGGCATCAATGTACACACCATCCGGCACAACTCGTTGTAATACTTGTTGCAACTTTAAGTGAGTTAATTGAATCAAGTCAGCAAAAGGAATCATGCGACGAGTCAATGACTCGATAACTCCTTTGTACATACGTGGGGCAACAGCAATATACTGAGGCAATGCATACTGAGATGCAGACTTAGGGCGAACCATGTTCTTAGCAAGCTCCCACTTCAATAGATAAGGGGATCCCATCACCATTACGCCCTCATACCAAACATCAATACGCTTTTCAATACGCTCAAAACGCTCCTCCATTCCTTCAGGAACTTGGAAACTTTCGTCTTTCTCAATTACTCTTGATCCTCCGTTTTCCGTGTATTTCTTTTTGTAGACATACGTTTTATCAGTCTTATAATTGAAATACAATAAAGTAACAACATCTCTGTTAAACAAGTCACTACGATAAGGGCGAAGTACACCATAGTAATTATACCAAGCTGTACCAAGCTGCTGAATTTCCGCAAGCTCTTCATTAGTAATGTTAGGTTTAATCTTAATAAGTTCAGTAATAGGTACTTGCTTAACTTCGCCAAAATAGAAACAGTCGTCAAAAGTTGGTGACTCCGTGTAACTATATACCATATTTGCAGGGTCCACATATTCTACTCTTACGCCAGTTCCAGGTACAAATGAGTGCTTGACCATACCGATACCAATTGTTGTGATATCGTAATCAACTCTCTTTCTAACATCATTGTAATGATTTAAATCTAATATTGTATTAATTGCTTGTTCTTCAGCAATCTCAATAGCAGGCTTATATTTAAGTTGCATATATAAGCTCAACTCTTCCTCGCTAGCTGGTAGCTCATCTGGATTTACATCAAATGTATCTACACCAAACTGTTCTTTAATTTGCATCAAAATATCTTTTGATAGCATATTTGCCTCAACCATTTCTTGGTGCTTGCTTTTCTTCTCGATAGACATTGCATCTTGCGCGTGTGCCTTAACCTCAAAAAGACGGTCATTCATCCCGTTAACAACGATATCAACAAACTTAGGGATAATAGGAACGGGAGTCCAATCAAGGTTGATATGTGACATATCCCCATCTACTTGGAATTGCTCTTTGTATTTATTTATTGGTTGCTCTCCACGAGCATATAATCTAATACGGTGAAAGTCAATCCATTGAGAATAGTAACGACAGTTATTTCCTGTCTTTGCAAACCATTCCCACATGATACTTTGGCCTACTTTTAATCCGAACTCCTTAGACGCTTTCTCTGCATCTGTTGCCAGCTGCGTTGGAAAGTTGGAGGGGTTAATCATTATTAAAGGGTCGTTCATATTATTTTCAGTCTACTCGCTGAACCGCTGTTATCGTATTTTGCAAATTTAATGCTTATTTTTGACTCTTTTTTCTCCGGCATATAAATATGCTTTTGGTTTGCCATAATCGCTAAACCCGAACTAATCGAAGCGTCAAACTTTGTTCTGTCGTTCACGTTAAATTTAGACCAGTCTAAAAGAGTTCTATTGAATGGCATGTTACCTACCTCATCTGGATTTCGGTAAGTGCCTTCTAAATCATACCCTACATATTTCTCAATGTAAGTACCGATACCTGCTGCGTGTGCTTGCTTCATGTCTTCACTTGAAGACGGTATACCGCCAATCTCAATTTCTGTAAAGGACAGTTTTGCTTTATGCTTATCAGGTCTATTCATTGAGAATCCACGATAGCCTCTATTCTTAAAGTGATATAGTAGACGAGCTTTGTTATTCTCTGCAAGTATGGGCATGCCGTAGAATACGCAAGCCATTAGGACCTCTTCAAAGAATATCTCTGCTGTCTGTGGACGAGCAACGTACTCTAGGAAGAACGCATTTGACGGAGCATTCGCCATATTAAACTTAGTAAGGCCATGAAGAGCACCGTTTGAACCACCAAATGTAGCACCCGAAATATCATAAGGGTCACATCCAAACGCACCAACGTGTTCGTTAAGAGGGTATTTGATTCCATTTTTAGTTATATAGTTATTACGCATTGCAATATCTGGAATCCAGGACACGATAAACCGACCTGCCTTGTCGGGTGTCCAAATAACCTCTGTGTCCTTCTCACCATTTTTCCAATGAAAGAACCCTTTCGTTAGTACACGATCAGCTATCATGCCATCGTTGTAATCTATCTGCTGATATAATTTAGTTAAGTTATAAATAGATGACTTAGTCTCATCACGGAAAGCGTGAGACTCTGTTCTAGGGAACTGTCTATAGAATTCATTAAGTGCATCAGGGTTTGACTTTAAAGATGAAACTTCATTGTTCCAATACTCGATAACCCCTTGAGTAATCCAAGTTCCCTCAGCTGAACGAACTGGCTTCTCGGGAGTCTCTAATACAGCGTGGCCGTACTCATCAATATATCCTTCAAAATTATACTCCATCGGTATAAATAAAGCATACAGACCCGAAAGAGTCTGCCCGTTCTTGTTGCGTTTCCTAACATCTGAATCTTCATATAGTCTTTTATAATTCTCTCCACCTTTATCTAGTGCGTTGGATGTTGAGCCCATCATACACTTACCAATAATTCTTGCACCTAAGCGGAGGCAAGTCTTACGAATACGCCACCCATTCTCTATGTTCATTGGCTTCTCTAGCTTGGCAGCCTCGTCCTCAATTAAGAATCGAAGCTTCTCTCCATCATATGAGTTGTCTGATGTATTACGCCAGTCAATAGATGTATCTAGTCCGTCCATCGCTTCATCTTGCTCTTGATCCATATTCTTACGTGTAATCTTAGAAGCAGGTACACGGAAGGCAAGCTCAGTCTTTGGTGTGGTCATACCATCACGCACGGGCTGAAAGAAGAACGGATAGTTGTTCGCAATTGGAACAACCTTATCGGTAAACATTTTCTTAGCATCGGGTCCGGTCTTTGACACCATACCAATACGTGCATCTTTTGCAAGTGTTGCAATATCAACAGATACCGAGGAGGCCATGAACGAGAATCCCGAACGACGGTTCTTTAAGTAACACATCCCAAAGCATCGTGTATCAGCACGACACGCTTCCCAAAATAAAAAGAATATCCTGTTTGACTCACGAAAGTCAGGATGGCCTACGTCAGTCTTAGTCCACTGTAGGTACATGTAGTGGTGACCTGTGATGTAAGTCTTTACGCCATTGTTTATGAACCAATATCCAAGCTCACGTCGATCAAACTCTTTCTCGATAAAGTCGACCCATTGATTCTTAAACGAGTTATCACGTCTGTTCCAATCAAAGATTGTCTTGATACGAGACAGTTCTTTTGGTAATTCAATAGGCTCCCATTTGTTGGCTTTGTAATTAACTTTATTAGGGGTATGCGGAAGAGCAACTCTTAATCCTTGGATGTCGTATATATCTCCGACGGTCCCATCTTTAGATATGACAACCATATCATACTCCGGATCCCATCCATACTCCCACTGATTCTTAGCGTTCTTTTTGTCAAGAACTTTCTGTGGTATGACATCAATAAGAAGTTTGTGTAAACTCATTTGTTCTTAGCTCTAGACTCGGCAAACCCTCTGTTCGTATTGACTTGATTATTAACTACACCTTCGATGATATTATTCTCCTCTTCGACACGCTTAAGAATCTCGAACGCATCCATAATGGCGAGCTTCTTTGCTTGAGCGGCATTCTTTAACTTGTCAGCACTAAGGTCATCCTCAGCATGCGTGACAATCCTTTCTTCTGCAACCTTAATTAATTCTTCAACGGCTTTATACCCAGAATCAATTATGCGTTTCTTTAAGTCCGTTATCTTGTTCATTTAATTTGATTGTTATATTCTTGGTGTACATTCGATAAACTTTCTCTCCATCCACATAAAAAGGATACTCTGATTCAGGCTCAAATATGACCGTGTCGCCCTCGTTTATACCGAGGCTAAGTACTTCTTCGTTTGCAAACTTTATCGTGCCCACAAGGGGCTTTTCTGCATCTACAGTAGTGATGCCAGTGTAGTCGTTCTCAACCGGAGAAACAAATACATACCTGCCGATTCCTTTCCATCTGCCACCTGTCTTTTTGTAGGCATATGGGTCATCAATAAAAAACAAGTCATCCATAAAGTAATTCCACGATGACTTCTCTCTACCACGCATGTCGTAGTAAATACGGAAAGTGTTATGATGAACAAGCACCATGTCGCCCTCTTCTATCGGACCTTCATAGCCAATAGGAGTAGAGATGACAACAGCCTCACGCATTGTTGCTAGGTGGTCCTCTTTAGAAGTAGAAATGATAATTCCGTTACGCTCATTGTCGTAGCGTTTGCCATCTTTCGAGCTGATGACAAAATAAAAAGGAGACTTCATTATATTAGAATTCTATGTTGTACTCTACCGATACTGGAACTGTGCTACCTATCTCTTTCCATAGAACAACTTCTTTATTTTGTTCAATGAAAATCTGATAGGAGCCAGCATCCGTTATCTTAATTAAGTGAATAACATAATTGCCGTTCAGTACTGACTGACCGGTAATATAATTCATCGATGACTTATAGTCAACGCCAACAGATAATTTACGAATTATCATGGTTATCTTCTTTAATTTCCCCAGTGGTAACATCTATGAGAACATTTCCGTATTTTTCTTGAAGCTCACCTTGGATGTTATTTAACTCTTCGGCAGCTTGTTCTGCATTAAATAGAACAGCTTTCTTTCTTGACTCTAAACGGTGTGCTGAGATTTCAATATCGGCAATTGTATTGCGTGCCTCACGAAGTGATTTGGTTGCGTTGTTTAAACGCTCTAGTTCTTGTTCTTCTAATTTTTTCATTTTTATTTTATTTAACTATTCCGTAAAATTAACAATTTTCTTTTACTAATATGCTTGGTAGTGTTTTTCTTCGATTAGATTGGAGTTATATTTTAAATTAATCTGTCTTTTAATATCCGCACGCTCGTCGTTACGATGGTACACAGCACGTGCTAGTCTAATAAAATTTAAGTTAAAGTCTCCATGTTTCTCGCAAACTCTAATCTCATCCTCAATCTCCCATAGTCTTTTATTTACATCTTTAAGTTTATAATACAAAGGGTTGGTAAACATTTCTTCTTCAAGCAAGTCAAGTAACATATAGTATTCCTTAGATACATTCTCTAACTTTGACTCATCTTTAATCTTCTCCATCTTAATACTAAGTATCGACAGTTTGTCTACAGCCTCTCCGATGCTAACTTCTATGTTCATTTAAATTGGGTTTTGATACAATATTAATTAAATTTGGATTATGAAGCAAGCATACGTATTATACGCAACTGAATCATACGCAGAAACAGTAGAGGCATGCGTACAGTCATTAAACTACTATACTAGCATTCCAACGCTAGTATACATGCTCAACTCGGATAGGCAGATTAAGAACGCAACCTTTACCATCAGGTGGGATTGCGATGCCATTAACCCGGATCAGACTGAGTACATCGATAGGTCAAGTCTTGACATCTACAAACTTCTTATCCAACGCCCACTCATTGTGGCTGATGCATTAAAGTACGCAGAGACCGTAGCCTACATAGACTCCGACTCAGTAGCAACTAAATACGCATCAACTATTTTCGACATGTTCGATGAGTCATCCCCTATCCCCTACTTTGTGGAGGGTATCTATGACTACTTGCATGTTGGCGACAGGGGAGGGGCTGAGAGTAGAGATGACCTGAGCACAACACTTGAGCATCCTGCATGCGAGCTGTTCGGTGTAGACCAATATGTCAGACAACGCTACAGACAGACGGGGTACTTTGTTGCAAATAGAAACTGCATCATATTCCTAAAAGAATGGTATAACATGTGTATGCATCCAGTGGTGCTTGCCATGAACGACTTCTATGCTCCCTACAATGAGGAGACAATATTAAACGTATTATTATGGAAGTACAATTTCCATGATGGACTGCCATATATCTACGTGAACGGTAAGCAGGATATGGTCGACAGGGTAAATAGCATGGACATATTTACCGGTGAAGATTACATGATGGGCAGTTGGGTTAGAATACCGGCAAGCAAAGAAAGGCTACTATTCTACCATGGAGAGAAAAGCTATGAGAAGATGGTTCAGATGATTAGTCCGATTAAAGTAATGTATCTAGTGCCACACCTATCGACAGGTGGCATGCCTGCATTTGTGCTTAAGACACTCGAAGCTTTAGATGGCAAGATTACACCATACGTGGTTGAGTATACTTGCTACAGTTTAGACTATGTGGTGCAACGCAACAAGATAAAAGATATTGTAGGCGAGAACTTTACCACGCTGTATGAGGATAAGACGTTGCTATTTAAAGCGATAAGTGATTTTAAGCCTGACATCATCCATCTACACGAGCCTGCTGAACGGTTTGACCACAGCATCATGGCTAAGTTGTATAGTAATAACCGAGACTACAGAATAGTAGAGACTTGTCATGACATTGCATTTGATCCTATCAAAGAGACTTTGTTCCACCCTGACTCATATGCATTCTGTACGCCATATCATTACAAAACATTTGAGAGTTTGCCATCGTACAAGCAAGTTATTAATTATCCAATTGACAACAAACAAAGAACTATTCTACCAACGGGTAAAGACGTGTTAAATGTTGGGCTATGGACACCAGGCAAGAACCAAGCAGAAGGAATCGAGATAGCAAGAAAGTATCCTGATTTTACATTCCACTTTGTTGGCAACCAAGCAGGGAACTTCAAAGACTATTGGGAGCCATTAATGAAAGACTTGCCAAAGAATGTAATTGTTCATGGAGAGCGAGAGGATGTGTCAGACTTTATGTTTGGTGCTAACATCTTTATGTTCAACTCTACGTGGGAATGCAACCCACTTGTGCTTAGAGAAGCGATTAGTTATGGCTTGCCAATCATTGCTCATAACTTGCCACAATACTGTGGTATATACGATAAGTATATACAGCCCATTGACACGGACCTTAGAACAATTAAAGCAAACTATGAGAAGCCAATATATGAGACAACAGAAATATTTGGCATTGAATACTTAGGCTTCTATAAGCATACCTTGAATAATAAGAAGGAGGACCAAGATGTGACATTAATACAAAACTTTATTGATGGCCCATACTTAGAACTTAAGTCGCCTGTAGAGTTTAACTTTAAAGTTCAGTTCTTTGATGAGCATGGAACGTGCCATTACGAGAATACAATTAAGTCTAACTCGTGGGTAAAACTTAATCGGAAATATTTTACCGAATGGACAACTAAGGTATTTGAGAATGATGAGCTCGTGTACGAGAGCACGCTGTCATATAAAAACAAGAAAGTATTAATATCATTTGACTCGTCGTCACTTGGCGACACTCTTGCTTGGATGCCATACGTGTTAGCGTTCAAAGAAAAGCACGACTGCCATGTGGTGGTGTCAACATTCTGGAACCATTTATTTAATTACCCTGAGCTAGAGTTTGTAAGCCCAGGCACCGAAGTGAACGGTATATCAGGGCAGTATAATCTTGGATGGTTCTACGACGAGAACAAAGAACCGGTCATGCCTAACACGATACCACTCCAACAAGCGGCAGCAAATATATTGGGACTAGAGTTTGAAGAACTTAAGCCTCGAATAAAGTTTAAGAAACGCAAGAATACCTATGGTAAGTATGTGACGATTGCTACTAACTCAACGGCAGGCTGTAAGTTTTGGACACGAGAAGGGTGGCAAGAGACAATTAACTATTTGCACGCACGTGGGTACAGGGTGATTAATGTGTCTAAAGAAGACAACCCATTTGACAATTGCGAGAAGATAGATAACGTGAGCATTGAGAACACAATGAGCGTTATATATAACAGCGAGTTTTTTCTCGGACTTAGCTCAGGCTTGAGCTGGCTTGCGTGGGCATTAGACAAACAAGTCGTGATGATAAGTAACTTCACCAAAGATGACCACGAGTTTGACTGCATACGCATAACTAACAAGAGCGTGTGCCATGGCTGTTGGAACAACCCTGAGCATAAATTCGACCGTGGAGACTTTGATTGGTGCCCCGTAAATAAAAATACTCCTCGACAATTTGAATGTCAAAGGAGTATCACTGCTGTTGATGTAATATCAGCTATTAAATATTACTTCTAGATTTCTACCTCTTCCTCAGGCTCAATAGTAAACTCTACTCCGTTTACCCAACCATATAAGAATGTATATTGGTCAAGCTCAGATGGTGAGTTAATTTGTATTGGTGTATAGTCGAAGTCAGATAAGAACAATTCCATTAGTTCCTTATCACGCTTGTGTGCTCCTTCAGCAGTATACTTATAAGCATTGTTCTCATCAACGATAAGATTCTTATTCTCATCTACACTTGCGTTAGATAACAATATCCATTCTCTCTTGTCGTTGTACGAGTCAATGTGCGGCTTAAGTAGGTCACCAATTTTTGTTAACTTCTTTTGGCCAATAGTTTTGCCTTGTTCGATAGATTGGTTAAGGTAGTGAACCAAGCCTAACAGATCACGATACTTTTTCATGTGTATAGTTTATTAAATTTTACATTACAAAATTACTAAAAACAATTAAAACTCCTAATTAAATAGGAGCTTCGGTTGTTGTATAATTCTTCCACTTATAACCTCCATATTCCTTTTTTCTTCCTCTTAAACACTCCCTAATAATGTCTTTTTTTAATCCCAATTCAATACTAGCAAGTATTCTATTATCCCAAATTTTTATAAGATTATCTTCTAAATCATATTGAGCAATTGGGATATATTTTTTAATCCAAAAATCAAGATTCTTTTTTCTTTGTTCCTCTTTCCAAGGACCTTGAGACTTACCTTTAAAATGTTCAGATAACTTTCTTCTATGTTCTTCTGATTTAGGTCTACCTGTTAAAGCAAGTGATATTCTTTTATTACCTTCTTCACTTCTAGGTGGTTTATGCTTTGCTGCTTCTCTTAGTTTAGCTTTTGTTTCTTCAGATGCTTTTCTTCCTATATTCCAATGCCCTGGAAAATCTTCACCACCATCAGTTAAATTACATAGTGTGCCTGTCTTTTTATCTATTCTACCATATAATAAAATCAGTTCCTTTTCTTTTTCTAAAGCCTCTTCTCTTGTTAAATCATCAAACAATATTTCTATTCTATAGTCAGATTTAGCAACTATAACTTGCCATATTTTATTTTTTCTTGATTTTTTATCATAAGCCCTTTTTAAATGAGTTGCTATCCCAATATAAAAAGGCTCATGTTTATCTAATCTGATATGTCTATATACGTATGCCATACATAAAAATAAACAAAATTATTCAACTAACCAAGGGATTGGGAGCACAATAATCGGCGGATTGATTTGATTATCAATATCCTGCTGTAATCCTGCATCGATATCAGCTACCGGTAATCCTGCATCAAGCCAAGAACATACTTGGTCGAATGTTAAATCTGGGTAGGCTGTAAAGTCTGTCTCAGATGGAGTTTGGCAAGCCATTGTTCCGTATGAGTATGCTGAGTATTCTCCGTCTACTGCTGTACGGCCGTAGTGAACTACAATAACCACGTCCATTAAATTTCCTTCTTGAGGTACTGTATCGAGCTGGTATACGCTCCATGCAAAATTTGTCATATTTATTTTTGTTTTAAAATTTCTATTTCTTTAGATAATTCTTTTATTGCTTCAATCAATACGGGCACAATGTCAGAATAGGTAATAGTTTTAGTTTGAAGTTCATCATCACCTGTTGATACTACCTGTGGCAATATTTTTTCTACATCTTGAGCAATTAATCCTAAATGATTATTATCATCTAAAGTTA